CTGTAAATTGTCCATTCTAAGTGGAGATTCGCAATGGCTGATACTAGATCAGAACTTGACATACAGAAATTCATACATGCACGCGAGAATGGGAAACTTTCCACGCGGCACAGGAAACTGGTTAATTCCGTGGTACTTTCTCCTCAAGAGAGAGCGGATGAATTAACCAATGAACTATCCGATTCTAATATGGCTATGCTGGATGAGGCACTCGGCGCGGCCACTAACCCTACAATTAAGAAGATTCTAGAAGAAGAAAAAGCTAACATAATGATGTTGCGGAACAGTCCTCACGCTAAAGAGTCTCCGCAACAAATAGATACATCCTCGCTGCTAGATCAAATAGGTTCAGTTCTCTCAAATCTGTGGAGTAAAAAATAATGGCACAGCTTACTGTATTTGGATCATCTGTTGTTTGTTTAGTAGATGATTCAGACTATTCGTTTCTGTCAAAATACATTTGGTTTGAGTGGAAACTGCCAAAGCAGAACACTTCTTACATCCGTAAGAAATTGGACGGAAAGCAGATACTATTGCACCGATTGATAACCGGCTGCCCTGCGGAGATGTTTGTAGATCACATTAACGGAGATGGTTTGGACAATCGCCGGGACAATTTGCGTATTGTAACCAAAGGACAAAATAATTTCAACCACATAAAATACAATAACAAGTCCTCAAAATACGCAGGAGTTTGTTATAAAGAAGATCATAACAAGTGGATGGCTCGCGGGCGAACGCCAACAGGAATAACACTTCATCTTGGTTATTTTTCAAAAGAAGAAGACGCAGCTATTGCTTATAATGAATTTTGCATAAAGAATAATCCACACGCTCGACTCAATCAAATCTGCGAGGTCTAACATGGCTCAGCCAAACACCCCGGTACTTTTGCCAAGGAAAACGCAAGAGGCCCTTATACAATACCATCATCAGTGCTACATGCTACAGACCTCGAACTGGAATATACGAGATCAGATGCGGCAAATTGATCTAGCATACATCAGAGAGAATGATTTCACACAGGAGAACCTGCGCGCCAAAGCTGCCAACAAATACGGTGATCCAACTCGATTCCAGAACATTACTGTTCCAGTTGTGATGCCAATGGTGGAAGCCGCAGTCACATATCAATCTAGTGTATTCTTAACCGGTCATCCCATATTTGGTGTCGTATCCAATCCGCAGACAATGGATGCAGCAATGCAGATGGAAACTGTGATTGAGGAACAATCGGTACGCGGTGGATGGGTACGAGAATTGATGATGTTTTTCCGTGATGGATTCAAGTACAATCTCGCCGCACTGGAAGTGAATTGGGATCGAGTTGTTACTGCTGCATTGGAAACAGACCTCGCATTTTCCACTACCCAAGCGCGCCCAAAAGAAGTAATCTGGGAAGGGAATTGTCTCAAAAGAAAAGACCCATACAATCTCATATTCGATACTCGCGTTGCTCCATCTGAAATCTATTGGCGCGGTGAGTTCGCTGGCTACACTGAATTGATGAGCCGTATTCAATTGAAACAGTTCGTCAATTCACTACCAGATAAGATGGTAGATAATGTAATTGCAGCTTTTGAATCTGGTCTTGGATTCAGTGGCATTTCCAGCACTGATATGCAAGGTGGATTCTACACTCCACAGATCAATCCCAATGCACTACTGGATCGCGATTCCAGAGGTACTACCAACTGGATGGCGTGGGCTGGAATTGCTGGCTCACAATCCAATATCAAGTACAAAGATACATATGAAGTAACAACTCTGTACGCAAAGATTCTCCCTGCTGATTTCGGTATGAAAGTACCAGCACAGAATACACCGCAGATTTGGAAGTTCATCTATGTGAATCATTCAGTGCTGATCTATGCAGAGCGTCAGACCAATGCACACGGCTATCTCCCAATGCTATTCTCCCAGCCGTTGGAAGATGGATTGGAATATCAGACTAAGAGCCTAGCACAGAATGTACAGCCGATTCAAGATGTAACTACGGCGCTGATGAATTCCAATATTGCAGCTCGGCGCCGCGCCATTTCTGATCGTGGAATCTATGATCCATCGCGCATCAGCGAAGCTCATATCAATAGCGATAATCCAGCAGCTAAAATTCCAGTGCGCCCAGCTGCATATGGCAAACCTGTACAAGAAGCATACTATCCTATTCCATTCCGTGATGATCAAGCTGGTATCATCATGCAGGATATCCAGCAACTTCTGCAAATGGGAAATGTAATCACTGGGCAGAATCCTGTACGGCAGGGCCAGTTTGTAAAGGGTAATAAGACACAGCACGAATTCCAGTCTGTAATGTCCAATGCTAATGGGCGCGACCAGATGACCTCGATGCTACTGGAAGCTCAAGTATTTACCCCATTGAAAGAGATTCTCAAGATCAATATTCTACAGTATCAAGGTGGAGTATCTTTGTTCAACAGGGAGAAACAACAAGTAGTTAAGATTGATCCAGTTGCACTGCGTAAAGCTGTGATGGATTTCAAAGTATCTGATGGACTCACCCCCTCAGACAAACTCATCAATTCTGACACACTGCAAGTTGCAATGCAGGTAATCGGCTCCAGTCCTCAGATTGCTGCTGGATACAATCTTGCTCCTATGTTCTCATACTTCATGAAAACACAAGGTGGAAGGATTCAGGAGTTTGAGAAGAGTCCTGAACAGATGGCATATGAACAAGCATTACAGCAGTGGCAACTGGCGATGCAGACTGTATCTGAATCTTTCAAAGGAATGGAGCCAGCAGAAGTTCAGAAACTGATGCAGCAATTACCGCCGCAACCACAGCCACAACAGTATGGATACAATCCACAGCAACAAGGAGCAACTGCTGTTGGTCAGCCTACAGTAGAACAAGCAACTCGTATCAATAACATCACCAATAATATCCAGAATCAAGAAGCCTAAGGACAGTGAAATGAAACCAGTACAAACAAGTTTCACCAAAACGGAGCTGACAGTTGAAGAACAGAAAGCAGGTTCAATTCTGTCGCACCTTAATCACGCAGTAATTCAAAATATGATTGCAGACATTGCAGAGGAGAAATTAGCGCTTAAATTTACACCCAACGATGTACTCACTTTCACACAGCAAGAAGCAGAGCTCGCCGGACAAATAGGAATCCTGAAGCATCTATTGGATCTTAGTCTGGAATCCCAAGCGCATCATCTCAAATAAGGAATCACAATCATGTCTGGAGTCATGGCAATGTTTCAAAATCTTATGGGTGGCCCTCAACCTGCTACCGCCGCACCTGCTGCTCCCAGTGCTCCTGCACAACCGGGACAACTACCAGCAGGCGCCCCTGCAACTGGTGCTGCCAGCCCCAATACTGCACCTAATGGTACCGTGCCTGCAATTGGAACCACAGGAACAGAAGGCGCACCTGCAACCCCCTTCGCTGACTTCCAAGACCTGTGGAAGAATGAGCCAACTGATCCAAACGCCCCCGTACCAAATCAAGGTGTGTTTGGCAATGTAGATCCAAAGAAATTTATGGAAGCTGCTGGCAAGATTGACTTTGCAAAGGTAGTTACTCCAGAACAGTTACAACAGATTACAGCTGGCGGCCCAGATGCAATGAAAGCATTTGCCGCAGCACTCAACTCAGTAGCACAGACTACGTATGCACAATCTGCATTTGCCTCGACGAAGATAGTTGAACAAGCTATGACGAGAGCAAAAGAGTCATTTCTAGCAGATTTGCCACAGCACATCAAACAACAGACTGTCAAAGATAATCTGCGTGCTGAAAACCCAATCTTCTCAAACCCCGCCGTACAACCAATTATCTCTGCGCTGGAAGCTCAGATGACTGTGAAATATCCACAAGCAACTGCTACGGAAATCACAGCAATGGCTAAACAGTATGTAGAGGCACTCGGTACTTCTTTTGCTCCGAAACCAGTTAAGACTGAAAGTAAGAGTGGGACAGGGCGGGAAGAAACTGATTGGAGTTCGTTTCTGTAACTCCTCCACCATATGACTCTTTTGAAAAGGAATTAAAATGTTTGTACGTCCTGAAGTTCAAGAAAAAGGAATGATGCGGAAAGCTCGCGTTGGTGATGGGTTCATGGCAGCGCCGCTTATCAATACTGTGGCAACTGCTGGTAACTTGACCCTTACTGTTGCTGCTGTGTTGGCAGGTGTTGCCCAGTTTACTGGTGCTGCTGGTGCTGTTGCTTACACGCTTCCGCTGGCTACTGACCTGATTGCTGCAATGCCAGATATGGATATTGGTGACTCGTATGTGTTTGTAATCCAGAACACTGCGGCTCAAGCTGCCACTGTCACTACCAACACTGGCATTACGCTGACTGGTAACGTAGTGATCAATGCAGCGTCCAAGTTCGTAGTGCTTACTAAGACTGCGGCCACCACTATGAACGCTTGCGTTCTGTAATCTGAAAGGAAATCAAAATGTCTTTCACCGGAATGTTCAATACCAGTAATTTCACGACCGATCTGGCAAAGAAATCTTTTGCTGGAATGATTACGCGCCTGATGCCTAATGGTACGGCGCCTCTGTTCGGTCTTACTTCCATGCTCTCCAGCGAAACCGCTGTTGCTGTTGAACATGGCTTCTTCAGCAAAACCATGATCTTCCCGTCTGTAACTCTGAACGGTGCAATCAGCTCTGCTACCACTAACGTGTTCACTGTAGTATCTACTGCCAATGTACTTCCCGGCATGATCCTGCGTGTGAATGAATCTCCGTTTGAGAATGTGCTTGTTAATCAAGTTCTTTCCGCGACTCAGATTCAGGTAACTCGTAACGTTGGTTCTGCTGGTGCTGATGCTAGCATTGCAGATACCGTTGAGCTGTTCCAAGTTGGTAGTGCTTTCGAGGAAGGTTCTGATCGTCCTACCGCTCTCAACATCACTCCGGTTCGTATCACCAATCTGACCCAGATTTTCCGTAATACTTGGGCACTGACTGATACGGCTCGCGCTACGCAAGTGATTGCTGGCGAGACGAATGTGGCAGAATCCAAACAGGATTGCGCTGCGTTCCATGCTGCTGATATTGAGAAGGCTCTGTTCTTTGGTCAGAAATCTAGCGGTACTCGCAATGGTAAGCCGTTCCGTACCATGGCAGGTCTGGAAGCTCTGATTGAAGAATTTGCTGCTGCCAATACCAACGCTGCTGCTGCTACCACGAACTACACGCAACTGGAAGGTTTCCTTGATCCGGTATTTGATCAAGCTACTGATCCGAAAGTTGCCAACGAGCGGCTGTTGTTTGTTGGTGGTGCGGCCAAACGAGTTCTCAATAACATTGGGCGCTTGAATGGTACTTACCAACTGGTTGATGGTCAGACTTCTTATGGTCTGCAATTCTCGACCTTCAAGACCAGCCGTGGCACGTTCCGCACTATTGAGCATCCTCTGCTTAATACCAATACTACGTGGGCTAAGATGGCAATTGCTGTCGACCTCTCCACTTTCAACGTTGCATATCTTGGCGATCGTAAGACGCGCAGTGAAGAAGATATGGGCGATGATGGTATTGATGCAATTGGCGGTTCGCTGACGACTGAAATGACTTGCTTGGTTAAGAATCCTGCTGCCAATGCAATCATCTACGGTCTGACTGCTGCGGCTGCTGGCTAATCCAGAAGTATAGGTCTTTGCTAGTTTCTTCCTTCGCACTCCTCCTGAAAAAGAAACTAGCATCCTCTCTGCATCATACAACTAGGAGCATTACAATGTCTGATACCAAGTTCCGCCAATACTTCTCGAAGCACCGTTTCATCACCACCATCCTCCCTAATGGTAAGAGGATTCAATTTACTGGCGGTGTATATTTCACCAAGTCCCAAGATGAAATTGACTATCTTGAAGGCGAGATTAAAAATGGAAGTTCTTTCTTCTTCATTCGCAAAGGCGAGGAAACTATCTCCGACGATGACCGCGATCCGCTGAATGCAATCAAGCGCCGCGCCGTTGAAGAATACCTCCAGAAGCAAGAAGAAAGCAAGAAAGAACGTGATATGGGCAGTTCCAGTGTAAAGGATAAACTTGCTGGATTGCAAACTACAAAGAGTATAGCTGCTACTGCTGTTGCCGTATCTGGCTCCGCTCCAGCTGTTACTAAATAATTAACTAGGATTGAGTGATGGCCTCCTTCGCTGAACTTGTTGCTGATGTATATACAATTACCAACAGGCCTGACTTAGTTGCTGAAACTAAGTTAGCAGTGAAGGCGGCCACTCTTAAAGCTCACCAATCAGATTTCTATCCCAAAGATATCTTCGAGACTGGCATTCTGTGGAATCCTATTGGATACCAGCAATCGCTTGATTACAGAACATTGATTCCTCGTTGGAGAGCATTTAAGTATCTGCGTAAATACGATTCCACCGGAGCAACTCCCGGAGACTTCTTCAACATACTCACTCCCGAACAGACCATAGATTCTTATGGTGTGAATCGTGATAATGTATGTTATGTGGCCGGAGAGCAACTGGAAATCAGAAGCAGTACAGAAGATACTTACATGCTTTTATCTTGTTATGTGCATCCCATTGTGGATGAGAACACGTATTCCAGTTGGATTGCATTAGATCATCCATACGCAATTGTGTATGAAGCAGTTTCTAAGATTTTTAAAACAATTGGATGGGATGAACAAGCTGCACAGATGCAAAGGGAAGTAGCTGAACAATTCGCACTTCTACGCAATTCCAATATACTAGCACAAGGATACTAGAGGACTAATATGAGCGCATCAATCTGGGCACCGGGAACAGCAATATCTGCTAGTGGAAGTGTGCAGAATCAAGCATTCATTGCCACTGCTGGACAGACTCTATTTACTCTTACAGCATTTGCATATGAACCTTCTGTAGGTTCCCTTGCTGTATATGTTTCTGGACTGGCACAGCGGCCCGGCATTGATTTCACAGAAACTTCCTCATCCTCATTCACTCTTACTTCTGCTGTAGAAGAGGGTACCATTGTACTTGCAGTTGGACAGACTGAGATTGTAGCCACTGTTCCAGTAGTTGGTGCTGATCTTCCTACAATTGGTGCAAGTAATTTTGTTCGTGCCAATGCTGGCGCTACTGCATTTGAGGGGCGTACTCCTGCACAGGTACTAAGTGATATTGGCGCACAAGCAGCAGATGCGCAGCTCACCGATATAGCAGGGCTCACGCCTACAGATAATGGTGTCGTTATTGGGGATGGAACTAACTTTGTTGTCGAGAGTGGGGCTACCCTTAAGACTTCTTTAGGGCTCACTATTGGTACTGATGTTCAGGCATACGACGCTAATACAGCGAAGTTGAATGTAGATCAAGCATGGACAGGCTCGAATCGAGCAACTCCCACCACTGACAACGATGGCAGCTTCGACATGAACGCTGCTATGGATTTCCTCTGTACGCCTTCTGCCGGATTCACGCTCACCTTTACCAACATCACTCAAGGGCAGCGCGGGTGCATCTATCTGGTGAATGGCTCGAACTACGCAATTGCAGCAGCAGCCACTACAAAAGTGACTAGCAGCTTCCTCAGTGCTGTGAGCGCAACGGGTGAATACTGGATTTCGTATTGGAGTCCTGATGGTACGAACGTGCTAGTAGCTCATGCAGGAGACTTCGCGTGAGTGGGCCTTTTCCTGTTATTGGTCATCCTTCTGGTGGCTACCAAATCCCCAACTCCGTCCGGCTACGGGCGAGTGCGAGTGCGTATTTTAGTAGGACGTTTGGTGCGCCGACGAACAACAAGAAATGGCACTACCGTTGCCTTGTTAAGCGCGGAACACGGGGGGCAGTTCAGACGCTTATTTCTGCTGACGCTGTGAATGATGACCAGTTCTTCTTTAACTCCACAGACACGCTTCGCTTTCAAGTCAATGGAACGGTCAGCGGTAGGATAGAAACAACTGCTGTATTTCGTGATCCTTCCGCATGGTACGACGTTGAACTTATTTATGACTCAGCGAACGCAACATCCACAGACCGGGCAATCATCAAGGTTAATGGTGTTCGTCAAGCGGTAACAGTGACAACAGCAATAACGCTGGATTACAACTCACACATCAATTCAGCGATTGCCCACAACTTAGGCCGACATATTGGCGTAGCGAACTACTGCGACCTCTATAAAGCTGATGAGTTCTTTGTTGACGGAACTATTACTGGCGTGTTCGGCGAAACCAACTCCGATGGCGTATGGGTTCCCAAAGCCTACACCGGAACCTACGGCAACAACGGATTCCACCTCGACTTCAAAGATGCCGCACTCACCGCAGGCAGCAACGTAGGACTCGGCAAGGACGTATCAGGGAATGGCAACTACTGGACTACGAACAACATCAGCGTAACTGCGGGTGTGACGTATGACAGCATGGTGGATACGCCGACGAATAACTATGCGACGTTCAACGGGATCGACAAGACACAAGGGACACCAACATATTCCGAGGCGAATCTGAAAGCTG